TCCGCATTGTAGTATTTCACCCTTTCACGGAAATGACGCACCATGCAGTTTTCATTGATATAGTCTCCACGAGTACGACCATGAACCATGTACGAAGCATCGTCAACAATGTCGTAGCAAGTAGCAATCTCCTTTCCAGGACACTTACGGACAATACGGCCAATCGACTGCATAATCATGTACATAGACTTGCCAGGGTCGCCAAAGACGAGGTTGTTCAACTTCTTGACGTTCATGCCAGCTTGGAGACAGCCGTATGTTCCCAGCAGGATATGACCATAAGAAGAATCCATCTCCAACCTGATACGGTCACGCTCCTTCGCCTTGACTTCGCCCTTGATGATACTGTACTTGAACTCTGGATGATGTTCTTGCAAGTAAGCGGCAACACGCTCCAACGGGTCGATGTTACGGAACAGGATTACCGTATTCTGTGCCGTCGTTATCTGATTGTTGCTGATAAGCCATTCAAGAATATCGAACCGACTGCGGTTGCCAGTCACGATGGAATACTCCTCTTCGAACTTCGAGTAGCAGATGGTCGTTCTGCAATCCAACGGATATGGAACATAAAGGGCAACCACCCTTGGTGGAGTGATAAGACCCTTTTCGGCAAGCTGCCACAGGCTAACGATTTCATACTTCTTTCCAAGAGAGGCTTCAATGTAACCAGCGTCGAGACCATCATCAGGAATGGTTCCAGACACACCTACCTTGAAGTTTTCCGCCGAGGTACAGTAGTCAAGAATCTGGCGCAAGACGGGACCACGGCAACCCTGACATTCGTCAACGATTACCGCATCGAACCGCTTGAAGAAGGAAGGCTCCTTGTTCTGTAAACTCTGCCACGTCGTGATGACGATAGGCTTCAACATGACTTCCTCGCCAAGATGCAACTCGGCAAGTTTCCTTTTCTGTGCGGCAGTCAGCTTATCCTTGGACTCACCATAGATTAGCGTACAGTTCTCTGGTGCCTCATCCCATGAATAGTCGTCCTGAAAGTTCTGCATCAACTGGACTACGAGGCCAGAGTTAGGTACAACGACTGCAATCTTCTTGTGTTCAACCTCGGTCATGTAACGGGCCATAACATAGACTGCCAACGACTTTCCTGACGCAGTGCAAGCCTTGAATGCACCACGACGATGCAACATTGCCTGATAGATTAGTTCCACCTGATGTTCACGAAGGGTGAGCTTGAACCCCTCCTTGCGGTCGTGGATGTTCAACGTCTCGGCATACTTGATTATCTCTTCCTTGGTCCAGACCGTCTTCGGTCGGAACATCGAGTCAATCCTCGGTGACAGTTTAAGCTGAATGCCTGGAAACCTTCCTCGCAGCAAGTCACAGACCCTAGCGATTAAACCGATGGGCACGGTCCGTTCATCCTTGTCGTAGAAATTGACGTACTCCTTGCCATAGCCGTTCTTGTATTTTTCTGTATACGTAGCCTGCTTGTCCTCGTACTTGATGGCGCTATTCAAAAATGTGTAAACCCGATTTATTTCAATTTGGGTATTGCCATAGACGTTGACGAGCGATAAGTTATCTCTGAGGAAGTCAAAATAAACTTGCATAATCGATTGGATAAACTAGGGTTAAATAAAATTATATGTTTTCTTAACTAAAATATCTTTTTTCAGGTCAAAACTTATATTTTAACAGTAAAAAGTGAGAACATATAGTGTTAACTTGGGGTACGGGAAAGAAAATACTGGTTAAGTCATTGTATGGGCCTTGCTGAAGACATAATTTTATTGTATATTATCCGCCGATGAGTTCGAATCTTGCACTTTCTTTACGTATTTTAGACCGCTTTTCTGAGTCTGACAGCCACTACTCCTTCGATAAGATGCTGGTTCCAAACCGCATTTTCGATGATATGGTTGAAAAAGCTGATACTCTGGGTGGTGTGTACAAGAAGAACTTCGAATATCTGCTCTACGTCGTCAATACAATGTACCGTCGTTATCAAATTTCTTTCAATTTGGCGGCGAAGCACCATTGGAAAATCGATATCGACAAGTGGGCAGTGCCTATTTACTCAAAAGTCTACGATAGAATCCTCGGTTCCAACTACTTGGAGTACGTCCACATCCTAGAAGAGTGGGGTATCATCGGCAGAAGCCGTTCCTACATCAAGGGAACCAAGGATGTGCCAGGAAAGTGCAAGCACTACTGGTTCACAAAGAAGTATTTGACCTATGTCCAGCGTTATTTGCACACGAGAGCGCAGGAAGAAGCGGGAGATATCGAAAAAAGACAGGGTGGGGTCCGTGTAATCATGGCTTCCAACCCGTTTTTGTACCGAAAACTTGCCGCTAGGGCCGAAGAAGTCCATGCTGAACAGATGCAGTTGCCTGAAATCAGGGAACTTTACGAGGATTTGACCCATTTTAGCATCGACGAGGATAAAAGTTATGACATTCTCGGCGATATGGTGGCATCTGGCGCAATCCCTGCTGACAGAATGACCTCAGAAATGAATAAAGTCAGGATGTTCAACAGCTATGCCACCGATAAATATGCTCTTTACTGCAAGCGTGACGCTTACGGGCGTGTTCACACGAACATCACCCAGATGAAAAAGGAAATTCGTAAGAACTGTATCACCTGTGATGGTAAGAAGACTGTCGAAATTGACATCAAGAGCTCTCAGGGTGCGTTCCTGTACCGTGTTCTTGACCGTTATATTTCTAATTTTGATGACCGAGAACATATTGTGATTTCCTATACAGGTGGAGTTGCTGAACCATACTGGACTGATGGTGAAAAGTGGGACTCTATACACACTTTCATCAGTGAGTTGGAAGCATACAGAACTCTGCTTGTTTCTGGACATCTTTACGAATATTTCCGTGATTATGTTAACAAAACCTTACATGTTAACGTTGACCGTAATAAGGTTAAGAAGGAGTTCCTTACCTGCCTATTCTGCGGAAGGTTCTACTCAAAGAAGAAGCATGCGCTTGTAGAAGCGATTCAGCAGCTCTGGAAGGAAAAGTTTCCTAACCTCTTCAAGGCAATCCAGATAATTAAGCGTGGACACTACGCTGAATTGGCTCACGAACTGCAACGCACTGAAAGCCACCTGATTTTCAGCATTGTCTACCGCAGAATCAAGGATGAGTTGCATTGCCCTGTATGCACCGTCCATGATAGCATCATCGTTGCAGCAGAGTTCGCAGCCAGAGCCAAGCAAATTTTCGACGAAGCCTTGAATGAATTGCAGATTCCTACCTTTACCGAGCAGGAACAGCAGGAAGCGTTAATTGAAGATACATTTGTTGCCGACAAGACCTTGACATAAAGAATTTAATAAACTATATTGTGGAAAAAGGACTAGAACTATGGACATCCAATACTTCAAAAACCCTAACATGAACGTGCTCAACTGCACACATTATGACCTCGATGGAGTGGGTTCCCATCTAATCATCAAGACAATCTTTCCTAACGCAAAGTACGCCAAGATGTACTACGGCAAGGATAATGACCTCTTGACATTCAACACTATTCCTAACAAGGAACAGTACAATGCCATCATCTTTACCGATTATACGCCAGCAAAATTCATGGACAATGTTCGTGCAACTGGCATTCCTACCATGGTTCTTGACCACCATGCTAGCGCATCTGATTTCAACGACCCGTCTAATGCAATAATTATCGACAAGTCTGCTTGCGGCGCCCGTCTTGCCTATGATTTCTACCGTGATGTCAAGGATATTTCCCACCTCGAAGAACTCATCAATTATATCGACACGTTTGACCGTTGGGTTAGAACCGATAAGGCACGATTCGAACATGCATACAAGATGAACATGCTGTTCAAGGACAAGTACAAGCTCAATTTCGATGCTTGGATTGAAGCCTACAAGGATGGCCATACCGAATTCACGGAAGATGAAATTGCTTTCCTCAACCAGATTGACAATGAAGTTGAACAGACATACAATACTCTGCAGTTTACAGACCTTCCTGGTGGCGGTGTATTGACCCGTTGCGACAAACATTCGACAGAAGTCGGTATTCGTATTCAGGACAGCGAAAAGTACAACTACTGGATTAACATCTATAATAACAAGCGTGAAAACAAAATCGGTTTGATGTTCCGTGGATATAACCCGAACATTTCCTTTGACAAGTTTGCTAGAAAGATTGAAATTCATGTTCCTGGCTCGAACATGGGTGGACACGGTCTGTCATGTGGAGGCAAGGCCGATAATGAGACTGATGCAATGCGAATGGTTGCCATGTCAATCCCGTACATTCAGCAGCAGATTGACGGCACATTTGTACAGGACGAAGAAATGCTGAGTAAGCCTGACGAAATATAAACTCTTGGTGCAAAGAACACCATTCAACATGAAAATTCTACAAATCAGGACGGTGCTTGCAACCGTCCTTCTTTCATTATGTATCGGTCAGGTTTATGCCTGGTCTCTTCTATCAAACGCTGTCAACTCGGTTCTAAACCACGACATGTCGTTTGCCTTCTCTCTTGCCATCCTGTTCCTCGGCCTTTCTGCAGCTTTCATGGGAAAGTTCGTGGAAAGAAACCCGAAAGCAACCTACGTCATGTCAGTGATTTTCTTCGTTGCTGGATTCCTCCTAAGTGGATTTGCTTGCAGCGTAGGAAGCGTCGGGATGTTCTATGCCGCATACGGAGTTTTGTTCGGATGCTCGTGCGGCCTCGGGTATGTGGCCCCAATCAAGACGCTGATGCTCTACTTCCGTCATAACAAGGCGGTCGCATCTGCCATTGCCATCCTCTCGTTCGGGTTGGCAAAGTCTGTTGCAAGTCCGCTGTACACATACCTTACTTCAAACTATGCTATCGACCAAGTTTTCTACCTCCTTGCTTTAATCTATACTGTTCCGCTTATCGTGACATCGTTCCTGTTTAGGAAGTTCCCTGTCAATTACAAGCCGCCTATGGTTGAGACAATCGATATCGGAAAGACGGTCAGGACATTGCCTTACATTTCAATCTGGTTGTTCTTCTTCCTCAACATCGCTTGCGGCCTAGCCTTCATCAGTCAGGAAGCTCAGCTTTATTCCCACTATGGAGTGGCAATCGGGATGGCAACATTGTTGTGTACATTGAGTGCAGTTTTCAACGCTGGTGGACGCTTCGGTTTTGCTTGGATTAGTGACAAGTTCGGTCGATATACTCCTTATATCATCCTGTTCGCACTGAGTTCATTGCTGTGCTTGGTCAACTTTGGTTTTGCTGGACTGGGCCTGTTCGTTGTCAGCGTCATGCTCATCAACGCTTGTTATGGCGGAGGCTTCTCCGCTTTGCCAGCCCTGCTCGCAAGCAAGTACGGTATAACGAACACATCGACAATCCATTCCCTGACATTGAGCGCTTGGGGTATTGCAGGCATCGCCTCGCTATTCTTGAAGCAGCTCCCAGTTGATACCTTGTTCATCACATGCTTCATACTGTATGGTTTCAACCTTCTGTTGCTGTACCTGAGCAAGAAATAAATTGATTTGACCCTGATTATAGCCGACCTGCAATAGTGGTCGGCTGTTTTGTATTGGAATAATATATTTTAATGTAGAATAAAGATTGGAGGAAACCGATATGGTATCGGCTGGCCTTTTAATAACAGACGGCGAGAAGTTCCTTGTGGAGCTGCCGTTGCACCAGACGCCTGGTGAACACCATTTTGATTTGCCCAAGGGTCACGTCGAGGATTTCGACAGTGACTTTAGGGGCACTGCATTTAGAGAAGCTAAGGAAGAGACTGGTTACGATTTTGATTCTTATAAGGACCGTGCAATCGCCTTGTGCGACGCACCTGTAAGTTATATCAAGGGCAAGCAGATTGTCCTTTACCGCCTTGACTTGAACAAGGATGAAATGCCTGATATCGGCGAGTACAAGTGCCAGAGCTTCTTCCCAGACAAGAGGACGGGAAAGACTGTTCCCGAGGTTATTGGCTATGCGTATAAGCCGCTTTCGGAAATCAGGAAGTGGCTCTTCAAGGGATATAGCCGCACTTTCGACAGACTCGGTCTGTTTCAGGATAGCAAATGCTAAAAGCAATTGAATTTATCGTCACTGGAATTGTAGGCCTTCACATCATGGGCGGACTGGCTATGGTCGTCCGTGAATGGTGGTTGTTCCGTAAGGCCAAGACAAGGTTCCAGAAATAATAAGGAGACAAAAATGAACAACGAAAAAATCCTAAACATCATGGAAAACCTGTCCAAGGCCGTCTACGACATTGCCGCAACGACCAAGCACATCTACAAGGATGAACACCCGACGGGTCCAAACATGCCTATGCCAACAATGCCAGGTCAGCCGAAGTTTCCAGCCCCGCCTGCCCTGTGGTCAAACCAGCCAAACCAGTTCCCGCCAGTTCCTCCACAGTGGCCTCCTGCACCTGGCCCGCATCCGATGGTGAACCAGCATGACATGGAGTACAGCAACTCCATTTTCCAGCAGGTGTTCCATCCGAACGACAACAGTTCGTTGAAATCCAGCATGGTTCCTCACCCGAGGAAACCGAACGAGTTCTGCAACATGCAGGACTATACCTTCCAGAGAATGAATAGAAATGTTCCAGCGAAGGCGAAAATCCTTTCCGACCCGTTCATGAAGCCGAACCAGACCATAGAGTCTGACCCAGACAAGTTGTTCAACAACATAGACCTCGGTGGAGGTAATCCAGAACCAATTCGTAACTTGGTGAAGGAAAATCCAGATGCCGTAACGAATGCTGCTAAGAACGTGAACATGATGAAGGCCTTTGGAAGGCCTTGCTGGGATATCGCCAGCTCTTATGACATCGACAAAAACCTTGATTTGCTTAGAGTGTCAATCAATGCGGCTGTTCAAAATGGCGACACTGATACTCTGTATGAAAAATCGAATAAGCTCATCGGATTGTCACTTGCACGTTCATATCTCCAATACGGCAAATCGGAAAAAAAGAAGAAGTTGCTGCAGTATGAAATGAAGGATAATCCGACAGCTCTTCAAGCCTTCAATGATGCTGTATCACGTGCCGAAGCTGAACAAGACAAGGAATTGAAAGAAAGTCTTCGTCAGTACGAAAAGTCTCAGGCAGTCACAGATAGCTGCATGGGTGTCGGCGATAGTTTGAAGGAATCTATGGATAACTGGGGTAAGCAGAAGCCTGCTGAACGCAATGTTCCCATCAATCCTCATGTTGACGCAATGTCATTGAACCTGCGTCCGACCGAAGCTGACATGGAAAAGAATTATCTATCCAGCATTGATGCTAAGGAAACAGTAGGTAAGATGTCGGCAGTTCTGGACGACTGTAACCGTTTGACCAATGAACCAGCCATTCCTGGAAACCCCGTCTTTGACGAGGAAATGAACAAGGAAGTAGGTGAGGTTCATCAGGAAAGCCTTCCTGAAACGCCAGTAGTTCCAGACCCAGGCGAACCAAAGACAGAAGTAAAGAAAGAAATCAAGAAAAAAATCAAGAAGTTAATCAAGAAAGAGATTGAAGCTCCCAAGAAGACCGAAGAGAGTACTCAGGTGACTTCTGGAAGCGCTTGGTAAGAGAGGGCATTATGGCAAAACGAATAAAGAAAGGAACGTTGCTTGACACAGGCTCTAAGTATTTCATCATACTTGGTGCCTCGAACGAGCGAGGAGCAAAGTTTGGTCTGGCCGATACACGGGAACAGGTAAAGGCGGTGGTAACATCATGGAAACTTGCTGGTCTTGCTGGTGAGTACGCCGTCTTTAAAAATGACCGTGTAGGAAAGATTTAGCATAGAAACCTCACAAACAAGAAAGCCTCCGTGTTACACGGAGGCTTTTTATGTTTCACGTGAAACATTTTTAGAACTTGATACCTTCCCTCTTGAAGGTCTTGTCAAACTCGGGCCATAGCCACTTTCCGATTTCCTTCAACGGGAGGTATTCGTAGGAGCAAGCCTCTGGCATAGCGGCGTTCTTCTTCGGGTCATGGAAGTAGGACTTGCAGGAATATGATGTCAGCGGAGGAAGTTCTTTCAGGTTTATCCGATAAAGCATCAGGTTGTTTCCCTTGCGGAACGGGACCTGCTTGCGGAAAATTCCGTGGGCATCGTTGTAATACTTGTGCCAGTTGTATCCAGTTTCCTCCAATGCTTCCCTGAATGCGGCATCCTTTACAGTTTCACCATCATTCTCTACGTGACCCTTTGGAAGGTCGTACTGATGCGGCTTGCCTTTCTTGTTGCCTGTTGGGAGTTCTGCTAGGAACACCTTTCCATCGGTGATGAGAAGACCTGACGAACAGGACGGATGGTTAACATCGTTTCTCGGGTCGGCGAATTCAAGCAGAGTCTTTGCCAAATCCTTCACGGCTTCCAACTGAGCCTTGGAAGCAAGTATCTTCCCTGCCGATTCATTAAATGTATCTATGATATGTCTAGGTGTCATATTGGTGGTTCGTAAATTCTACTGATAGTTTATTATATCTTGCTGGTGTTTAATACGTGTGGGGGATGAAAAAAGGAGCCAGCCCGAAGGCTGACTCCCTTAGTTCCTTTGCAGGGGAGAGAGTGATTACCACTCTTCTTCCTGAGCTGCCGTACCGAACGGACGGTCGAGCGTGTGGCCACCAACTGCAACACCAACGGTGTCGAGAGTTACGCCAACAGTCGGACCTTCGTTAGATTCCCATGGAATGTCACCAGTGAAGGAAACACCCAAGAGGTCGTTGTTCACGAAGCGAACAACACGGTAGAACAAGCCGCAACCGAGCAAGTTGCTGACAATGGCGTAACGGCTCTTCACGATGAGACGTGGGCTACCGTCTTCCTGACCAGCGGTCTTGCAGAAAATATAAGGGATATACGGCATAAAGATGATACCAGATTCGCCCTGACGCGGTCCCTTGTAACCGACGAGAGCGTAGTCCTGCCAAGAATAGATATCCTGGTAGAGCTTAATCTGACCATTCAGGAGAGAACCAGCGTCGGAAACGCCACCACCTGGCTGAACAGCTGCATCCGTTCCGAGGTAGGTCGGGATGTAGATACCAGAGTTAAGGGTAGAGATAGCTGCAACGATGCTCGGAGAGCAGATTGCAAAGTTACCAGAGCCCATACGAGTCGTAAGAGAAATCTTACGAGCAACTGCGATAATCGTGTTCACGATACCGCCAGCGATGCGTTCGGCAACCCAACGGCCATCATTGAAGTGAGCGTCCTTGGAGAGGTCAACCGTGATAGCGGCTTCACCACCGAACATCGGGTTCTGAGCGACAGACACCATAGCAGCGAGGATTTCACGGTCGATTTCCTGCTGGATTTCGAACTGCAAGCCTTCGAGCAACAGGGCTTCAACGTCCTGTCCGTGAGCAGCAGCCATATCCTGCTGGAGTTCGAGGGTGTAATGGCTCTTGATAGCCTTTGTACCCACGCGGATAGCACCAGACACCACCTTGATGCTGGCTTTCTTGATGTTGTAGTGGCCTTCCTCAGCATTGTACTGGTCACCGAAGCCCGGTTGGTCCATCCAATGGTTGGTGAGGTAAGCGTGTCCAGCCTTGTTGTCAGAGTTCATTGCAGCGCCATCGAAAGACGGGCCACCGAACGTACCTTCGGCATAGTTGGAGAGCATTTCACCCTGAGTCGTTGTCCACGGGTTGAACGTACCGTGTACGCCAGTGTGGTCGGCAACGAGGTCGTAACCGATTTCTTTCTTCAAGCCACGACGGAAACCAACGGTCTTCGGAGCTTCGTCGTCATAGAGGAAACGAAGTGCGAAATAAATTCCGTTAGGAGTTGTGGTTGGGATGGTAGCTACGGTCTGCATAGCCAAGAGGTCAGGGAACTGACGACGTACGAGCGGCAGAGCGTACTGTTGGTACTGAGCCACGTCAGCAGAGACGTTGGCAGATTCTGGGAGGAAACCCTTGTTGAGCTTGCACTGGGTTTCAAGAAGTGTGGAAACCACAGCAGCTTCAGCACGGGACTTGAGCTTACGGCCAAGGTTGGATTCCAAAATCGGAGCCCACTTGCTCGTAGCTGACTTAGGTCTGAACTGTTGCATAATGTTATCCTGTGCCATCTGGCACCGTTTGAGTTCTACTTTAAGTTTATTGAGGTATTTTCACAAAAAATTTTTTACCTCAAAATCTGCATTGAAATTAAAATTGGTCCTAAATTGGTGGTTTTAGGTCAAAAATAAAGCCCCCGTACTTGGTACGAGGGCTATTGAGCAGCAGCCATGTCCTGTTGTCGTTCCTAGAAGGCGCCTGTTGCTGGTGCGGGAGCCATTTCCCCACCTAGGCCGCCACCGCCTTCACCGCCTCCGCTATCAACATCGGTTTCCTCACCGAGGAGGACCTTCTGTTCGTGTTCACGCCACTTGCGGTTTTGCGTGAGGTCTGCATCGGAAATGCCGAGACCGTAACGGAGACAGTATTCCTGAGACAGCGGGTTGTTCGGGGCTTCGTCCTTGATAGCGAATTCCATCATGCTGGAGAACACTGCGAGTCGTGTTGTCCAAACATCGGCGTCGATGTAGCTCTGAAAGCCATTGCTGCGTTTGAACTTGATATCGAAGTTTTCTTCAACCTTGATGTCATCACTGAATTCCTGCCTTGTGTTCAGAACCATGATGAACAGCCTTACGAGGCCCTGTTCAAACGGTGTCTGGTAACGGTCAACAAGACGGGCGAAAGCGACTTCTGCCTGAGTGACTTCACCAATCTTACCGTTGGCGTAGTTAACGCTGTCTCCTGCCAAAGCCGTGATACGACCTGGGGGCACCATCAAGGCGTTAACGAGATTTCGTTTGAAGAACTTCAAATCGTCGATGTTACCGAGCTGGTCACCGCCAGGTAGTCTTTCGATGCTTGAACCTGACGAACCGCCCTGAACAGGGATGATAAAGTGTTCCGACAGGCCAATCGCTTTACCCCAGTTGGTGATTTCACCCGTTGCCGAGTTATAGTCAATCTGGCGGCTGAACATCTTCGCCTGTTCCTTCATCGTGGCTTCTGCCTGCGGTTTCGGCTGGCCAGCAACGTCCACTTTGAGGACCATCTTTTCTGAACCCCAGAGGACACGGTACATAACCACGCTATCCTCGATGGTATTCAATTGGTTATGGGCCTTCACTGCGGGTTCAAGGATTGACCTCGGGTCGTTGACACCACCTGGGCCATACAGGTCGAGGGAAAGGAAAAGAATCTGGTTTGGTGAATAGTCGATGTAGTTTTTGCTGGTGTGGGCGTATGTACCCGTGAGCATCTGACGGTAACCGATAATCAGGTTGTCCTGAACGATGACAATCATGTTTTCACCAGGCAGGAGGTTAAGGCCGACGATTTCGTGAGATTCCTCGTCATAGACGACTTCGAGGAAGATACGGCCTTCGGTCAGCATCTTCTTCATGTATTGCCAAGCAGTGTACTTGAAGTTGCAAATCTTGCGGAGGACATCCCTCTTGAAGATTGTCTGCAAGCTCATCTTGGTCACTTCGGCAATTTCGGAATACTCGTTTACCTGCAAGCTGCAGATGTCACCCTTGTCGTCCTTGTATATTGCCTCGTTGCAAATCTGGGTCAGCGATTCGTTCACTTCCGAACGGGTGGCGATGATGTTGTATTTCAACATGCGTTCCACATTGTTTCGCCAGTAGAGCTGCACTTGGTTTTCGGCAATGGTGTCCTGCACCTTGGTCGGGTCAACCTGGCCATCGTTAATCATGATGGTCGGCATGTAGGTGGAAAATCCGTCAGGTGACAACCCGTTCGGGTACATCATCTGCTGGACGCCTTGTCCTACCGCATTTCTTGACCTCGATATGTTTCGGTGAAAGTCCTTGCCGTTGAACATTCGGTCAAAGAGTTCGCCTCTCGGATTATTCTCGCCGTAGTCTCTGACGTGCGTCATGACCATCGAGGCGATATTTTCGGGAGTTTTCTTTTTTGATGAAAAAAGCATAATTTCCTACCTGGGGTACTTGAATCTGATTCCTTGGAACATCACGTAAAAGGTTGGTTTGCGTTCCGTCTTGTAGAACTCTTTCAACGATTCGTTCAGGATGTTCTTGGACAGGAGGCGCCTCTTGTTAACTTCCGCATCGACTATCGTACGGAAGTCGCACAAGTCCACTTGAAAGACGGGAAGGCCGTTGTATCTATAAAGTTCACCCATAATCACAGATTAAAGTATATTTTTGGAATTTACCAATAGTTTATACCCTCTGGTGATGTAGTTTCCATTTAAAAATGTATTTTAAAGACGTAAGTATCTACATTTTACAGGGATTAAAATGAGCAAGACTATTGATTTGACCATTAGCGACAGAGTTGCAATCGGACGTTACATCAACCTCATTCGCTGCACGCTTCCAATCCGCCTTGTCATTGACGAGTTTAATGACAAGTTCGTTCCTACCATGGATGAACTCAAAAAGGCTGGCGCAGTCATCGATGGTGGACAGCTGGCTGAAATCAAGAACGATTTCGTCACGTCGTACAGCGAGGACGATGTTCCTGCCGTCATCAAGAAGGGTATCGAGGATTTCATCGCCGAGAAGGAATCCAACAAGAACGCAGACCCTGCATACATTGAACGTATCACTACTCCGTTGAAGAAGCTTATCTAGTATGATGGCCGATTTTTACATAATGATGTCGGATTTCTACGTCCACGAGGACGAGAATACGGCATCTAGTATGGTGGAGAACTTTGCCGAACAGCTCGACGAATTGTACGATTCTGGCGAGGCGAACAACAAGATTGTTCCCTTCTTCATCACACAGGGCGGTGGTGAAGATAATCCAGAATTCAGTCTGGAACCGTTGTACTTTACGGTTATCGACGGTGTTCCGCTTATCTTCTCTACCTGCTACCGTCTGCATGGAACTTCACTGGAGAATATCGACAGTGATGCGGGTGGCGGCTCTCTCATAACGGACATGCTCGCATACAACAACGCCCATGTTTACCATCTGGGTGTTATCGACTCGTTGGACTATGTTGATGAAGCGTTGCAGCAGGCGACTGCTGGAAACCTTCTGGAAAGCAACCAGTTTGATGCTGGCATGTTGAATACGCTGCTTATACAGAACGAAATTGAACCGTTGAGGGAACTTGAACTTCCGAATGGTGGATATGTCGAGGTCTATGCCTTGACTGGTGCAGAGATGGACTCTTTGCAGCGGGACAAGAACTACAACAACGGTGCCAACCAGACGATTGTCGATTACGACAACCCGAACAATGATATCTACCTTGTCGGGATTGGAGGAAACGCATCTATCCGTGAAGTTGATGTCAAGTGTGGTTCTGACGGGTTCATGTACACCGTTTGGACAAACAATTCGTCCAAGTTCTACAAACATGCTGCAAAAATCATCGAAGATTTCCCGGTAGAAATGATTGAAAATGACCTCACCGACATGACCAATGCTCTTGGTGAACACATCATCATGCATCTGCGGAAAAAGAAGCTTTTAGAGCAGCAAGAAGACGACGCAGTAGCCCAAACGATTTAGTGCCACGAGTATAAACTATTTTTTGATTAAAATGGTGAATTATGGCGATAAATCTATACATACGTTTGATGACTACCGAGGCTGAGCTTGAAAACAATAATCAGCATTATAAGGAAACTTATCAGTTCAAGGGCTCTGATACCGATAACCGTATCAAACACTATCGTCTTCGCCATTTCCTCACAGCGAATACCCCGAATTCGACCGTTACGGCGAACTCGGGTTTGTCTGTATATGACGGAACGGGAATTACTCCCGTAACTGGCTCATACAATGACTGGACTAATCCCAATAGGCCGCCAAAGTTTGATAACGGTAACAGCCAGTTCAATACCGAACTCATCATGCGGTTCGATGTTGACAAATCTTTTTCCGAGCTAGCGAATAACTCGCAGGCTTGGATTACCGCACCATACGCCAACGACAACGGCGTTTTCTCTCCGATAGAGGTTGAATCCGCTTTTTCATTCTTGGGATTTTCTAACAATAACGAGTATATCAAGAACCCGCTCAACATCGCTTTGGAACATCTTGTTGCTGGCGGTAATGTTAATGCAGGCGGTATTAGCGGAGAGGTTAGCAAGATTTATACCGACTATAACACTCTTCCCGCTAGTGGAATTTCTAGCTGTGACAGTAATGACAACCTGTATCAGGTGGAAACAGTTGTTGTTGAAACTCTGGATGCTCACGGTCTGAACGTCGGTGATGCCGTCACTCTGTATAGCAGGCATATATCACATGTTCCTTCGTATACAGGAAACGAGGGTAGATTGTTTGGTGGATATGATGGTAACTGGAAGGGCCGTGGTGAGAGGTATTTGGGTGATTTCGTTGTTACTTCTGTACCTGACGCACATACGTTTACATACAAGACGTATCACAACCCGATGAAGATAAATCAGTCGTACCATCCAGTTTACAGTCATTTGGACTGGCCTGACCTTGTTTGGGAAAAGTGGGAAATCTATGAGTATAATGAAAGCGTATCAGCTGCAGCAAGCGGTTCATCAGTAACATTTACGTTTACCGACAATGACCAAGGCATTACGTGCAAACATAACTTTGCTGTTGGTGATAGAGTTGCTTACATATATGGCAACTCTACGAAGGTTCATTTGACTGTAACTGCTGTTGCCGCAAATGCAAGTACCATAACAGCTGAGGTGGACTCTGGCGAAATTATTCAGGGAGGTTCAACGACGGGAACTCTTGTGTTTACCCCTCGTATGCCTTCATCGGACATTGCGTTTAATGTTAAAAATCCAGACATTGCTCCGCCAAAGGTAAAGAGCCATGCGAACGAGAGTGCAATCTATTACGCATGCCAAGACACTTACTATGTAAAGAATGGGCCGTCATCAGCATGCTATGGCAATGAAAGTGATATGCAGCTCGTTCGTGACACGATTATACCTATCATCAAGTTCCCGATTCCTTTGTATGATGGTACGGCAACATCTGACCCTAATCTAGTTTCGAGATTGTTTGTGTTTGCTACCAAGGATGGTGGCTTGGGTGAAAACAGTCTCGATTTGCTTGGTTTTGATACAGACAACTGGTCAGAGAACGATACAAACAGCGTCATTGGTTCTAAACATAGTGGTGCTTGGGGAAGTGGTTCTGTTATCGGAACGATTTCACGCTACTCATATACGAACCCAACACGATTGTTTAAAAATAGGTATGTCAAGTTCGACATTAACAATGCGTATACTGTCGATATTCTTACAGGGCATGCCGCAAAGACTATCGCAATTAACTCTCAAAAACAGGGAACTACAAGCGACCCGATTAGGCTAGCATCTCGTGAAGATGACGAAGCCCACTGGCCATATATTGCAATCAGCTCTCTGACCTTTATCGGTAAGAAACCGAGCATTTCGCTTGAAAATACTTACATGTACCTTGTCTGCGATGCAATCCAGAGAGGTACGTATGGCTCGGGGCCCGCTTTTGTAGCAACAGTGTCAAACAAATTGTTTGACCCATCTAACATCATGTATGTCCGTAGCTGGGATGATAGCAAACCGTTCTTTGCCGCTGGTGATACCATTGAAATCATGAACACTGAACACTACAACAGTGTTAGTGCGGAAGTTCTAGGCGTTTCGTTTGAACAGAATGAAGTTAAAGTATATTTCAGATACCCTGACGGTGACCCAGATGTTGAATATGGTGTAAGTGAATGCGGAATTATAAGGAACCGTTCAAGGATGATTTCAACGTATGAAGCACCTGATGCAGAGAATGTTCCTGAGAATCTACGCATCAGTGGCCCGCAAACTCGTGGTAGTTACGGTTATGCGGGGAACCCTGTTGAATTTGATATAATCCACGACGAGGCTACTGAAACCAGTTCACTTTCTGCTATGTATAAGGATGGAAACACGGAGTCAAACACAGAAACCCCTGTCATCCTTACTGATGTGGAAATCCTTGCGACTGAGGGTGGGCACGACAGGGAGGCAGACCGTTTCATGCATGTTGGCCCAGATAACGTAGTTGTATTGAAAGGATTCAACCTGAATACGTTGAGTGTAAATGCCACTGCTGAGCTAGGTCATATTGCTTGGGAAGATGGCATAGGTACGGGAACGGAAGCTGTTCTTCTACCTGTTGATGGTCACCCTGATGAACGTAAGTTCTACTATGACGATGCGTTTAACCTACAAAGAGAAATGCCTGTATACGGGCTTCGTAATGTCAATAACGCAGTGACTGAATTTAAGGTGAAGGCTTCAGATTGCCCGTTCATCAGGGGTGACGTACTTGCACCTATTCTCACTGGTCGATACGTTGATGGTACTCACAGTGTTCCTCCTATTGGTCTGAAATATGGTGCTAACTATTATCTTGCAGACAATCCAGTGCCAGTTGAAAACGATTCTTCCTATGTTTGGATAAGATTATCGTCTTCGTACATTTCCCGTTTTGAAGTACAAGTGACCGATACACCGACTTATGTTTTGCTTGATTCATTGGATGTCGATTATATAGATGACCTATGCCAGACGGGAACCCTGATGCCACTGGTCCTATACAGCACGGTTACATCAGTAACTATCAAGGACACCGATGTTGATACCAAGTATTATTACAATAGGTTGTACTTACAGATAGACGAAGAAGCCCCGATATGCTATGTTCCTGAGGATGAACATGTTGCTGGTCGTTCATTCGATGTGTATATCGCAGACTTGAACGATATTATTAGCATTAACGGAACTCCGCTGAAAGATTTCAGCATGGGCACGGTAACATATCTTCTTCCAGACAAGGCAACAAATGTAAAAGATGCTAGGTTTATCAAGGTGACCTTGACCTTGCCTCGTAACACCACGCTTGATATTTATGATGCGGCAGGAAACTATACGTCGCTTGATTTGAGAGTTTTGAACACAGATTTCCATTTGGAGATGACTGGACTTTCTAGCAATGGAACGACGCATACGCTAAACTTTAAAGTTTACGACAGTGATTGGCATTTGCTGTCCACAGAAAAGGCTTCTGGTAGGGGATATGCTGGTGTTTGGGCTGACTTTGGTTCTATCGAAAATATCAGCACTATTACAGAAGAAACTGGTGGCGGTGGCTACTTCACATTTGACCTAGTTCTTACTGACAATGTAATCGCTCAAAGTAACGGTCACCTTGAAGTTTGGGCAGGCGATAACAACATGGGCGAGGGGCACAAGGTTGACTTCTGGAATGAACCTATTGTTTTCCAGAAGGATTTCACTTGTGTTAAAACAGGAGATGTCCTGAAATATAATGGAGTTAATCTATTCGAAACGAGTACCTATGAGCTTATCCTTCGTGGTCCAACGCCAAATGCTTTCTCGATAGTCCGCCCGATAGAGCGCATGAACGAAATCTCAATCAAGGTAGTGGCTAATCAGCCAGGAACCAAGAGCTTTGGTGTACAGTGGAAGAACCACTTTGTTCCGACATCAGTTGCAAACTATGTGAACAGTGTCACACTTACTGCTGACCCGACAATCGACATTCAGCCAGAAGCGAACAAGAATGTAAAATGGAAGAAGGGAACTCCGTGGACAGAACCCGACCCGTCGGATGTTATCGCTAATGGCACTAACTTGTCTGAGATTCAGATAACAGTTGATAATGACAACTGGGACGATGCGGGCATCCATACGATTACCTACACGGTTGAGGATAGCTGTCAGAGGAAGGCATCTGTCGAAAGAAAGGTTACCGTTACCGAATGTAATATTCCAATCATTTTGACAAAGTGTCCGAACCCTGATGAAAATGCTGAATGCGTATATGACTTGTACGAGGATATCGAAATACAGATTCATCCTGAAAGCCCAGTGTTGTTTAACCAGTATGTCATGAACAACATTGTCTATTACAAGTTGAATGGTTCGACTGAATGGATTACTGCTAACATCATATCGGGAACTTCGGACAGGAGAAGCCTTACCATCAAGAATCCTGGCGTTCTTGCCTCTGGAATGACCTTGATGGTTGACGTTGGTGAGGACAATAATACGGCAAATGGCTGCTATGCGACAAACCCTGTTAATTTTAGTGTCATGTCTAAGGAAGAACAGGATAAGCCGCTTGATGTTGATGGGAAGTCATCAATCGTCAAGAAGAATTCTAGGACTTCACGTTTTGATGAACTGAACTTTGAACCGATTTACAACAAGGATTTGGCTTACTCCTCATTCACAATCACTGCTGACGAAAACAGCCTGATGCAGAATGTGTATAGCATCCTGTTGACAAACCTCGGTGAACGCCTATATGATGACGAGTTCGGTTCCACATTGGAGGAGAGCGTCTTCGAGATTATCGGTGACCTCAACGGCGAATCCAAGTTACTCAACCAGTGTGTCAACCTAATCAATAAGTATGAACCTAGGGTTGTTGTTGTCGAAGACAAGAGCTTTGTGGCAATCAATGATGACAACACGGTTTCGATTATACTTTATATCAAGGTTCCTCGTGGTATCGCAAGAAAGATTGAGTTGACATTCAGGAAAAGTACATGATAGTTCAGATAAAAAATGACAATACACAATACATCTACACTCCTGACGCATCAAGGGATTACCTTGATGTCGCCAAGGCGTTGGGATTGACTACTGGGGCTGGGTTGGCAAGTTACGTAACCAGCTCTCCTATCGAATATACGAACGCAAATGGAGCAAAGGTTAAGGCTGTCCGATTGACTGGTTATAGTAATCTGTCGTACTATGTGATGAACGATTCTGTAACGCTTGACATCAAGCACAAGGGTAACTTGACCAAGGATATGTTCAAGACTATCCTTGACGGGCTGAATTTTTTCGAGAACGCCCGTATCAAGCTTGGCGACAAGGTTTATCTAGCGCCTTTCCGTGCGCTGAACTATGCGACGATGAACACGATAACCGATGCGGCAGGACATCACATCATGTTGTCTAGCTCTCAGGTTAGGGATGTCGAGGCAATTAACGTTCTTCTAAGCAGATTAGATTATGATAACGGCAAGATGTACGAGCCTCTTATTAGACGGTATATCAACATTCTTGCTGGGATGATTGACAAAAGTGTTCTTCCGATAGGGTATTTCAACATGGAAAACTACCTGAGGATAATCCAGTCTCAGGCAACAACCCTGTTTGCATCGTTCGCCAAGCCGAAGTCGAAACCGACCATCCTTCTACGCAGTGATGGAACCCCAGGCTATGCAAAGGTGATTTCGGCACAGGGGGCCTATGTCAATATCCAGTTGTCCCCGAACATTCAGGTTCTCGACCTAGCCAAGGAGAATGCCTACAACCCGTTTGTCATTGTATCTTTGAGGCCGTTCCCAATCGCCCAGTCATCCTTCCCGTGGAAGCATGTCATGTACGGGAACACCCGTGTCTTCATGAGTCCTATCATCTGTAACGAAAATAAGTTAAGGACTTTGACCAAATCCATCAATCTGTTGGAATGATATTGACAATTCCCTTTTTGTTTGTTATATTCTAGGTGCACATAAACAAAACCATCAAAAAAGGAAGTCAATATGAAAAAACTCATACTCATTCTCGCATTTCTCTGCACATCCATTGCATTTGCTGGCGGTTGGGACTGGTTCAATCCGTCTTCTGGCGGTGTAGCCCAGCTTCGTACTGGTGTTTCGTTTGACCACGAAGCCGAAACCGCAGTCCACTATGAAAATGTCCGTGCAATCATCAAGGGTAACGTCGAAATCGCTGCCTCCTTGTATGACGGTCAGGTTTCCAACATGTCTGTAAGGACTGACATCTATGATGTCGCCGCTGTCGGTGTCGAATTGACTGAAAACAGCGTCCGCCCGTTTGTTCAGGGTTACAAGGACATTGGCAAGTTTAGCATTGGCGGTGAATACCTCTTTGATACTGACACGAAGGTTAGCCAGTTCGGTGCCGAACTCGATTACCTCTTGCTCTCCGACCTTATTCTTTACGCAGGCTCTACCGTTGATACAGACAATTCTTGGGGCCCGTATGCAGGCGTAGTTTACATGCTTGGAAAGGTTGACCTTTGCCTTGGCTACTACGCAGTTATTCCAGAGGCTGAATATCTCACATCTGGATATACCTTCGATATCACCTTCAACTTCTAGTGTGGGTCTAGCGTCCTATGCATGAAATTACGTTCAAAAAGCTTATTTTCAGAAACTTCATGTCCTATGGCGACATTGATAATGTCGTCGAGTTTCACCCAGGCCTCATTTACCTGAGCGCACCGAACGGATATGGAAAATCATCCATTGTCGAAGCTCTGACCTATGTCCTTTACGGTAAGTCCTACCGTGGTGGAAACCAGAGTGACTTGAAAAACACTGAAAACAAGAACGCCGACATGGTAGTGACGCTCGATTTCGATGTCGATACGGGTACTGGCAAGCACGAATACCATATCGAACGCCGTATGAAGGCAAAGAGCCTCAAGACGAGCTTTACCATCTGGGTTGACGGACAGGAACAGCTCAAACGTGCTGGTATGTCACAGCAGGATTTCGAGAACCGAGTACTCGGCCCGTCTCTCCTGCTGTACCAGACCACGATTGCACAGAACAGTCAGGAGACTATCCCGCTGCTTGAAATGCCTGCCGACAAGATGCGTAAGCTCATTGAAAACACCATTTCGCTTTCTACCGAAAAGTGGAAGAATGCAAACAACAAGGTTCTTAGCGATTCCAACATGCAGTTCGACCTTGCGAAGAACTCAGTTGACCGTATCAAGGCTGACATCACCTATACGAACACGATGATTGAAACCTTGAAGGCTAAGAAACATGAACAGATAGACGACTTGAAGAAGCAGGTTGCTGACCTTGAAAGTAAAACACCTGACTTGATGATTGCGTCTGAGGCTGCAAAGAAGGTACAGGATGAAGCTGAACGTCGTGTAAGAGAATATAACGATGCTCAGTCTGAACTGAGAACCGTCATGGCGAAAATCAACGACATGTCCACCTGCGTCAAACTTTTTGATGATATCGAAAAGGAAAGGCAGAACGTCGCATTTTTGACTACTCAGTTCGATAATGCCAACAAGCGCTCGGACGAGTTCAAAATCAAGGAAACGCAGGATAAGCTGAGTGAGCTGAACCTGTTCAAGAACAACTTGATTGGCAAGATTAACAGTCTCAATGCTACCATTGCTTCAAACGACCGTCAAATTCAGGCGTTTGACACTAAGATGAAAGATGTCACAGCAAAGGCAACTGCTGTTAAGCCAGGTGTCCCTTGCCCGACATGCGGCAAGCCGTCTACCGAAGCTGATGTGGAACATGTTAAGGAAGCATTCCGTAACCAGTGGCGTCAGTTGAAGGCTGAACAGGTTGCCATTGTAAACGACAATGAAGCCAAGAAGAAGGAATTGGCTGACTTGTCCTCACAGGCGAACAACGATTCTGTTGACAAGCAGATTGAATCCCTCAATGCAACCATTCAGGAATACAACCAGTTCATGAGAGAGGTGTGGGGCCCTGCAAACGGTCAGTTGGCATCCGCCAAGACCAGGTTTAATAACCTTACGGTTAGCGCTTACAAATTCGGTAACGATATCCAGAAGATTCAGAACGAAATCAGTGAACTGACTAAACGTCAGGCTGAGTTGACTAACTTGATTAACTTAAACTCCACGGCGGTCACTGAATCAAATGATGCTCGGGAAAAGTATTACAAGGCATCATCTGCATTGCAGGAAAATACCTCCCAGATTGTCATGTTGAGGAATACAATCCAGAAGGAAGAATCCAGCAACGATGACAAGGCATTGAAGGACTCCGAAGCCCATCTCGCTGAACTCCAGACCGAACTGGACAATGTGACTGCATCCATTACGAACTTCTCTGACAAGATTGCCATTTGCAAGTACATTTCGTACATGTGTTCTGACGACGGTTTGAAATCTTATGTTATCAAGATGTTCGTTCCGTTCTTCAATCAGGCAATTGAAAGCAACCTTCGCCGCTTCAACCTCCCGTACCACATCGTGTTCGACAAGAGCATGGATTACAAGTTTGAGTCTATCTACGGTGCGGCTCCCTGCTACGAAATGCTTTCGCAGGGGCAGAAGCGTAAGGTCTCGTTTGCTATCGCAATGGCATTCTGCGATTTTGTCTTCCGAGTGGCTAACTTCAAGATTAACTGCCTGTTCCTTGACGAAATCTTGGATGTTTCGACGGATGACGTGTCACTCAGGGAAATGGTGGAACTTGTCCGTACGAGAACAAATCAGACCCCGACTATTTTTGCAGTAACCCACCGTGAAGCGATTATTCAGGACCTGTTCGACTACAAGCTGAATATTGAAAATAACGGTTTGTTCTCCATGCTCGGTGAGTGCAAAGATTTAAAAACGCGGTATAAGTTAGAATAAATATATTTTATATAAGTAGAAACATCAACACGGAACTCACATGAAAAGATTAATGAGTCATCAAGCCATTTTTGACATGAACCAAGCCTTAAAGAGAGCTTTGAACGAAAAGTTGTTTACTGGTCGCATTACCAGTACCTTCCGATATGCTTTCCATAAGAACCTAGACACTACCGACAAGGAAGTTGCCACAATGCTTGAAGCTTTCAGGCCAGACGACGATTACTTGCAGTATGTAAAGGAGCTGTCTGTAATAGCCAAGAAGTACGACCTTCCTCCTCTTTCTAACATCAAGGAATTCGAGAATGCCGTCACGAAACTTCCTGCAGAAAAGAACGCCGAGTTTACCAAGTTGCAAACTGACCTTGGCGACAAGTACAAGGAAGCTCTTGAACGTCAGCGGGATAACGATGCCGAACTTGGCAAGTTCATGATTGAAAAGGTTGAGATTGACCTCGCTATGGTCCCTGCCGACCAGTGCCCAGACATCATCGGTAATTCGGCAGTCTACATCTACGATTCGATTTTCCCGATGCTCATTCCTCCCCCAGAAAGTCCAGAGCTTTCTAAACTCGTTCCGTATGAATTACCGTAGGTTGCAGAATGAATATCAAGATTTTTCTCGACACTCTGGCCAAGGAATTACAGGACAAGGCTGGGGTCACCGTTGAGATTGTGGATGACCACAATTTCCCAGGTGGCTTCTACATGAACTTTACGGAGTTCAGCACAGCCATACTGAGGGTCAACCAGTTTGGTAAGTTCAGTATGCGTGGTGTAGAGTTTGAGAACGACTCGTTCTCATATCCGTGGAAGTACAAGTTCCTCATGCTTACGGATAACGCCATCAAGTCCTTGGCAAATACTTTCCCTCAGGTTGAATTCGATTCTACGAAGGAAGCCGAAAAGGCAATGTTCCCGCTATTTTGCTACATCAATGTGCTTCATCAGTTCTACCGAAAGAAGCTTGGCAGCAAAAAGCGCTGGTATCCTCAGTTCAAGGACATTGAATCCAGAAAGTTCGAAAAGGTTCGACGCACACTTGCCAATCTTCCTAGCAGGGAGGCACTAAAGCTCATCCCGAAGGACGACCAGACAAAGTACATCGAAGCATAGAAAATTTCCCCTATTGGGCCCCGTCATAGAAATATGGCGGGGTCTTTTTGTTAAAATGTATTTTATTTATGAGTTTAACCCATGAGTAAACTATGGAAAAGGTAGAACCGACGAATGAGGAAATCACCCTAGATTTTGAAATCCCCGAGAGCGGCTACAACTGGACTAAAAAGCAGTTGGATGCGTTCGATGCCCGCATGCGAAGCGGCAAGATTGACAAGGATATTCTAACGAAATTGCTTGTCGAACTGAAAGACGTGCGAAAGAAGTATGGTACTGACTACCCTGTATCTGAGGCTCTTGGTTATGTGTTCAATGTCGTTATCGACAAGAACCTTGGTAACCAGAAATGGCGTGGCTATACTCCTGACTGGAAGGTTGAAATGCGTGACCGTGCAATCGAGCTGCTCATCAAGCACAGCCACAACTTTGACCCCGTTAAGATGCAGAGTGCCAAGAATGTTGACCCGTATTACTACCTGGCAAAAATCACGTTCTGTGCTTTCATTCAGGCACACAACAAGCTTGTAGCAAGGCACAAGAAGGTTAAGTTCGTCTCCTTGAACGAAGCCACGATGAACAACTACTCATCCATCGACGAGTTTGCAATCGACGCAAACAGGAAGATTGACGAGGAAGAAAAGCAGGAAAAGGAAAATGCCAAGCTCGGCGTAACACCTGATGAGGACGATTTCGCCACAATGCCAGTGGATGAATTGGCAAAACAATTGAACGACGACGATTACACAAACGGGTAAAATATGAGACATGAGCTTTCAGCCGTCCTGGTTGTCAGGAACGGTGAGAAGAAAATTCAGGAATGCTTGCAGCGGCTTGTAGGACTTGCCGACGAATTTGTTGTCGTCGATACAGGTTCTACCGACCATACCCTTGACATAGCGAGAAAGTTCCAGACGATGGTTCGCCAGCCTGTCATCATTGATGCGGTTGGTACACTGTTCCTTGATGACGAAGGTAACTTCGACTTCGGCAAGGCAAAGAACTACGGGTTCTCTCTTGCCACTAAGGAATATGTGATGTGGGTTGATGTCAACGATATGCTTGACAACGCCCGTGATGTCAGGGCGAAGTTCGATAAGGCTAGCACGATGTACTCTACATCGGATATCGTGATGTACACGAGGATAACCCGTTCGATGAAGTTCCCTCGTGTCAGGATTGTCCGCAGGGAAACATCGAGGTTCATCAACCCGATTCACGAGTACGTTATCGACACCGCCGAACCGAGAAAGGTAATTACCTTCAAGAACGAGTTCATCAACTTCAAGCAACAGCGTGATGTCGCCAGAAACTTGAAGGCGCTGATTAAGTTGTGGAAGAAGGGGCATTCCCTCCGTACAGCATACTATATTGCGACCAGCTACAAGGACACGAAGAATCCAGAAATGGCTAGGCTGTGGTATGAAATCTGTCTAAATGAATTTCCTTACTGGGAGTTCGATGAGACAATCGCTGCTGCAGACTATGTGGTTGCCGACGCATTGAAAAATGGCCAGTTTGCCTTTGCCGACGCATTGACCATGGAAATGATTGAGAACATCCCGCAGAGGGCGGAAAGTTTCTACTATCGTTATGTGTACAATGTCAAGGTGAACAAGCTGGAACACGCTTTGAAGTGTCTGGTTAAGCTACGTGAGCTACCACCTCCTCCGAGAAGCAGAATTGGCATCAACATGAAGGCCTATAATGCCAAGGAGCGTGAACAGCGCATCGAGTCCATTTGGCGTCAGGTAAAGTACAACCACCAGACGTTAAATACGGATGCTAGGGTGTATGACACGATGCAGCAGGCTATTGATGCCACTCAGTTCATGCAGACGGTGTATTAGTGGAACCGCTTGACATTTGCTGAATAAATAACTATATTTAGCAGCATGAGTCACTCAAATCTAATTACAAAGAAACAGCTTAGCCCCGACCAGAAGAAGGGGCTTGCTGAAATGCTTACCTTCATGCGTGATAATTCAGAGAGGGAAATGGTCCTGACTGGTGCCGCAGGTACGGGAAAGACATCCCTCCTTCACGTATTCCTGAAGGAACTCAGCAAAGAATTCAAGAAAATCAAGGTTTACTGCACAGCGTACACCAATGAGGCGGTGCGTGTCATTTCACAGAGAACTGGCAAGAATTATGACAAGACCATCAGTGGATTGCTCGGTCTCAAACTTGAACAGAATGAAGACAAAGGTAAAGTCCTCGTTAGGGATGGTGTCTGCCACGCCAGTAAGTATCGTCTCATTGTCATTGACGAAGCGTCGATGGTAAACGACGACTGCTACGAAATGATTCAGAGTGTTTTACGTGATTTTCCCCAGATGAAAATCCTCTATGTCGGCGATGAAGCGCAGCTTCCGCCAGTTAATTTTGCGTCATCTGCCGTATTTTCTCGTATTCCGCATATTTTCAGGCTTACCAAGGTAATGCGTGTGTCTGAGGACAATCCCATCATCGACCTTGTTACTCCTATCCGTGACCCGAGGAACATGTTCCAAGTTCATGACTGTTTTGAACATGTAGACCGTGTGAACGAACGTGGGGAAGGTGTCCGTTTCTATACTGCCAAGAAGCCTTTCTTTGAAAACCTTTTTGCCGATTTCATGTCGGAAGAATATAAGGAGAACAAGAATTACTGCCGTCTCCTCGCTTACACCAATAATGCCGTGGATAAGTCCAACATATTCATCCGTCGCCACATCTTCGGTAACGATGTAGAAGAATATACGGTCGGTGACGACCTTATCGTAACGGATGGTTACAGCATTCCGTTGGTTGGTGGTAAGACTCTGCAGGTTTACGCAAATGGAGAACGCTTGGCTGTTCGTGAAGCTGAAAAGTATACCGAGCAGGAAACCAACATTGTTTGCTGGAGCCTTCTTGTCGATAACTACATGGCTCCGCCAAACAAGAGAGAACTCCGCCACATCAAAGTGTTGTCCATCGCCGAAGGTTATTCTACCTATATGGCGGTAAAGAGAGCACTCATCGGCAAGGCAAGGACGCTTTGTGCCGAGGTTGACCCAATAACAGGAAAGCCTGTACATAACAGGCATGAAGTGTGGCAGGAATACTACGACTTCATCGACTCGTTCTGCTATGTCAATTATAGCTATGCAATGACGATTCACAAGGCACAGGGTTCCACCATCGACAATGTGTATGCTGTCGAGAAGGATATCAACATCTGTGACTGGGACGTTGTGCAGAGAAATAAGTTGAAATATACCGCATTTACCCGTGCGGCAAAGAACCTCCATATCCTAAATTAGTCGAAAAATGTAATTTAGTAACAAGATTACACGACTATTTTTATGGACATTACACTTCTTCTGACGATTGATGAGAACGGGACTATAGGAGACGGAACGTCGATACCTTGGGATTGCGAAGCTATCCATAAGGATATGGAAACGCTCATCAAAGGAAATACGATTATTATGGGCCGTAACGCATTCAATGAGTTAACCTGTTTCCGTAAGACTCGTGTTGCCGCCCGTATACTGTTCTCCAAGTCGTTGACAACACGGCTGAAACACACGTCATACACGACCAACGTGTTCACCGCATTGACGTTGGCAAAGCGTCTGGATAAGCCAGTCTATATTATGGGTGGAAATCAGACAGCGATGTCATTCCTTAGCGAAGGTGTCGTGACTCACATGAAACTCTATGTAGTCCCAGGAAAGCATGAAGGTATCAAGTTCATATCGGTCGGTCCGAAGAGCTTCACCCTGACAAAGTTGGAAAAGAAGGATGGGTTTGTCGTGAAGCACTTTACGGCAATTCCAAACGAGCAGTTGCCTATTATGCCGCTACCTGAAATGAAGACTCCTCCATGCAAGAAACCGTCCAGCAAACCTCGTTCGGTGCTGTCTCCTAGTGATGAGGTAAAAGTAGACAGCATGCTGGCGTCCGTGTTCTCGAATGGTGACTATGGAATGGACGACTTCGATGACGATGAGAGTGTAAACAAGGCTGTGTATGACTTGGCAAACAATGTTGATGGGCTGTATGATATTGTCGGAATTTACGCAAACAATCAGAAAACCATCACCGACAAGTTGAACATACTAATTAAGCAGGACCAGCAGGTAATTGGGGCTCAGATATCGTTGCAGGAAAGGGTTCGCTCGCTTGAAACTATGCTGGAAGAGAAAAAGTTCCCGATTGCCTACGTTCTTCTTGGATTGGTCATTGTTGCCATCGCTCTTGGAATAACGGGGATAATTGTATGATAGGTCTAATCATCATAAGCAAGAACCAAGTTCCATACATGGAACAGATGCTCTGTAAAGTGGACGAGATGAGCGTTAAGCCTGACCGTCTCTACTACATGCTTGACCGTGAACCTAAGAAAGTTCAGGACGAGGCGACCGCAATCATGGAAAGGCACGATTGCAAGGCTTTCTCAAAACTCATGTTTAACGACAAGGTGCCAGAGCATGTGTATCGCCCGATGATGACGCCAGATGTCGATTATTTCCTTGCGGGTTATTGCCGCAACATCTGTATCAATGAAGCGTTGGCTGACGGTTGCGACAAGCTGGTATTCATTGATGGTGACTGCCTTCCAGAAGGCGATATCATCAAGGGATATGACGAGTATCTGACAAACGAAAAGCCTGTTGTCCTTTGTGGCAGGCGTGACGATTTCAGTTTCGGTTACACTGACCAGAGGGAACACAACAAGTATGCCAACATCTTCCGTGACCCGTTTACCGTTGTGACCGATGAAACACCAGTCCTTGACTCTGCCGTTCTGTGGTCATGCAATATCGGCATGAACAAGGCTGCAATCGAGCGTCTAGTCAAAATCAATATGACGCTGTACGGTTACAACTGTGTGTTCTCCCCGATTTTCAGCGGATGCTGGGGTGGGGAGGATGGCTTCCTTGGAATAGAGTGCTTCTACGACAAGGAGATAATCCTTGCTGGACTTGGTGTCCCGAGAACTGGTATAACGCATATTCATCACGAGAGGCCAAAGGAGAAATATGGCCACGCTACGTTCGTCGAGCCGTTGAGAAATGCGGTTGCAGCACACCGATATCTATTGGAGAATTACGAGGTATAACATGGCTGAGATTACACCTGAACTTAGAGAAAAGATTATCAAGTCCTTTACGGACGAGCAGAGAAAAGTGTATGATAACCTTGTAGGAAACAAGAAACGCCTTCAAGATGAATTTAAGTTTTGCCGTCAGGCTTATGGCGACGTGATTGACGTAATCAACAAGAAGGAATGCGGACAGCAGGTTAGACTGTTCCTTCGTAATGTAAGCGACTACTTCCAGCGCCGCATGACCATCATGGAGAGAAGCCTTGAAGTTTTGTGCGGTCCAGATTTCGTCAAGGAGGTTAAGAATGCCAAGGATTAAGGTTGATTACCAGTTTCCTGCAGAAGTCATCGACTGCAACAAGCCGACCATGGATTCTAGTACCAATGAGCTACACTGGTATTCCCCAGAGACGATTGACAATGTGGTCAAGAAGTTCAAGGAAGGAGAAAGGTTCATCATTCAGGAGTTAAACCCGATTGAGAGGGGAATCAAGAAAATCCCGCTTTCTTCTGTATGGGAAGAACAGATAATGGGTCATTGCATCGCTGCCGAAAATGTCGGTGGCAGACTTATCATGACATTTAAGTGCGAATCAAACAAGCACGGCAAGAAGCTGATGAACATTTGCGAAAGCTACGGTGTAAAGAACTTGAAAATATTTCCTGTCGGCTGGGGAGACCTAGAAGATAGGGATGGAAAGAAATTTGTTACGAAATTCAAACTAATATACGTTGCATTCGAGGGGTAACCATGATTATCGCTAGATACAAACGAAACAACATATCTGAATATCAGAACATCTTCGAGAAGATTGGGATTTTCATTATCAACCAAATCCTTCGTCTTATGGCTGACTTCAAGCTGTATAACATCGAGGCTAACACCTTTAATGTTCGAATCATGGTTTGGCTCGTAATCTTCATGATTCCCGTGATGCTTATGGTTGGCATTGCTATGGCAGCCTGTGTTAAATTCATTTTCTTTTAAAGCCTATGTGTGAATACTGCGACCACGAAACAAACGAAGAAGCCAAGCGTTTCCCCTTGTTCAATGACAATGGCAAGGCGGAAGCGTTTATAGACGAAGACAACTACCTATCTGTGTACACAGACAATGGTGAATGGGTTGGTGTAGCCATCAAGTGTTGCCCCATGTGTGGAGAACCGTTGAAAGGAGCTACCCAGTTTGATGATTAGCCTCCCGTAGTTACCTCTTGACAAAACGACATCAAGAGGTTATTTTTAGTGTATTGGAGATTTTGTTATGAATAACGAATACGAAGGCTTGATGATACAAGAAGCACGAAAGTTGGTTCAGGATAAGATGAACCGTACTGGAATGGTTAGTCGCTTGATTGAATTCGGGATTACCCCAAAATTGACAAGATGGGCGTTCATGAAGGATGACAAGCCCACGCTTGATTGGGGCATTGCGTACATAAAGTTTATTGACGATGATACATACTGTGTTGGCATGTATCATCTTCCTACAAATCGTATTCTAATTTCAAGACTTTCTATTGGTCCAGGTGGTGCCCCAGTCTTTACTAAGTATGCTCATCAGATGGACGAATGCCAGTCGGCTGATGAATTCTACGAGAGATTGCCGAAGCTGGTTGATGCTTTTATTGCGGCTAAGGAAGAATACGACAAAGATATTGATGCGAACAGAGTTAATGAATACGTGAAAACCTGTATTCAGAAGACTAAAGCGAAGATGCCTGATTACTTTGAAAAGTGTCTCCAACAGAGATTGAAGAATGGCATCGGTTCTACCACTGACTGTGAAACTGTTGAGGAAATGGAAGCCAAACTGATGTCTGCAAAGTGGTCTCCGTGGATTGATACGAAAGGTGTGCTGTCTCCTTGTTGCAAGGCGTTTTTTACGGACGATATTCCTGGCTATCATGGTATGCTGGATATCGACCAATTCCCTGATGATACTCTCTGCTATTTTAACGACTTCAAGAAAACGGGTTTCTTGTCTTTGTGCATGAAGACTAACCAGCGTGAACGAGTTAACTTTACAATCTTGATTGTTGGTCCCGAAGAAGGTATTGGTGATTGTATGTACACCTTTCATCCTGGCAATCCTGTCCCTGCTTCTACATTCAAAAGCGGTGAGCTGAATGAAGAAGGACAGAAGAAAGCGTATCAGGATGGCGATACGATTACCGTAAAGGAAGCCAAGGAACTTGGTTTTAAACACGTAAAGGCAGAGTAAGAGGAAATCATGAGAGACACTAAAAGACTCGACACGTTCTACGACCAGTTGAAAAAGGTTCATCAGGAAAAATTTCCTGACTGGCGCTTTGGTCAGTTTATGTCGAACTTCCTTGGATGGCTCGCTCAGAAGCGAGATATATTCTTCCCCGAGGAAGACGAAATGTTAGTCTACCTGAAACAGTTTGCCCGTGGTCTTAAAAAGCCAAATGTGGCAAAAGCATTGGAATCCGCCAAATGAGTATAAAGAAACGAATTAAGAACTTTTTAAACTCAGATGCAAGCATGGATTTATTTCTGGTGCTTGCCTTTGTCATAACTATTGCAATCTGCATTGTTGGGATTAACTACGAAAAGAGTAAATCTGAGAATGGTGAGAAGGCTCATTATTCTACCACGGTGAAAGACCGTTCTCATGGCGGATTTGGTTATGGGTTTGGATATAGCATCAGAACACACCGTTTTGGGTTTGGTTTTGGTACTGGTGGAATCAATTTTCATTAGGGGTTATTATGAATGAAGAAGAATTCAAGCAGCTTTGCAAGAGATATCTTCCAAAATGTCACTTTAAGGATGGTGGCACTTGCGGACTGATGTGTTATAATGGTGGCGATGACATTTTCAATATCGTGGTCGCCCTTTTGCCTCGTGGCGAATTTGCGGTGTACGACAGATGGCGTGACATTACCGAGACATACGATGTTGATTACGTTAAGGATTGGCTCGAACATTGCAGCAAGAAAAAGTAGTTTTTAACTAGGTATATCTTGACAGCCGCATTCTTTTTTGCTAAATTTGTTGCCATGAATAACGCAAACTGGACAAAATACTTTATTCCCCCGTTCCATAACGACGCTATCTGCGTTGATACAATATGGGATTCTACTGGCAACCGCACGACGAGTTCTAACTCCGATGCAGCATTTAAGGGTACGGCTGATGCTCATTTTCAGGCTATTGTAGCAGCAATGAATGCTAAGGTGAATGGCACGGCTAAACCCGATATGATGTCATTCGGCTGTCCTGTGTATGAGGGCACCCAGAGCGATGCTGTGGTCAAGTTCAAAGCGGATGGGCAGGAAATTGAACTGGATGTTCGTGGCTGGGGCTTCTTGACGGGACCGAAACGCCTCAACCCAAATGATGCTGCAGCTATTCAGGACGAATTTGGTAAATTCATTGTTGAATGCATACATTGGATTAACTCCGACGAAGACTTCTAACCATGAGGGTTGAATATGTTTACCCCGAAGATTGAGTT